GGCCCATCGAATCTTCTTACCCGATTCTGATTCGTAGGCCTCAATAAGATCTTTTAATTCCCAAAGATCATCTGTTTCAAAATCCTCTAGCCATCCCGAGAAGTCATTCCAGTCTTCTCCGTGCATTGGAGGTATTGCATATTCTAAAGGGTAGTGTTCGCCAGGTACTCCATAGATGTCAATACGACCACCTGCGTAGTATGTGGTAATTTCGTCGTACTCGATTTCTTCTCCTGCCTGTTTTTTACCCAGTTGAACTAATATACTATTTTCGGTCAGGGTTTCCTTCACGGGTTTCAAAAGATCTCGATTGCGATACCAGTCCATGCTCATAGGACCCATCATATTAGTCGAGTAGGAAATACTCATTACTTTATTTTTCACTTTTAGAACATTCTATATGTATGGCAATCATCGCTATGAACCACCACACAGCCATAACTGTTCCATATCCAAGCATAAATGCCAAGATTGCATCAATCATTATCTAATCCTTATCACCATTTCTTCTTAAAGAGATCTGCTATTAATGAGACTACACCCTTAGTCCAGTATACAATAAAAACGACTGTCGCAAAATAGATAATTAAATATAGAAATAATTCCATCATTACCAAATCCTCAAATCTTCAATATTCACTGGAGTGTAGTCAACATGCTCTACACATACGCACCGATACGGTCCAGGTGGTGATTCATTCTGGTGAATATGACCATGGACATTCAGCATCATATTCTTATTGTACTCAGGATCGTACTCATGTCCCGAAGGGCCTCTGCGCAGAGAGGATTCATGGACTGGCACGTGAGTGAACAACAAACCAAATTCGCGAAACATTCGCCACATTAGAATCTTTGTGAACAGTTCTTTCTTAGCCATGAATTTAGCATCATCATGGTTACCAACAATGAGTCTCTTTGATCCGTTCAACTGTTTGAACAATGGAAGAAACTTATCCTTGGGACCAATAAAGACATCACCGAGATGATACACGATGTCACCAGGCTTCACTACAGAGTTCCATCGTTCAATCATATACTCATTCATATGATCAACAGAGTCAAACCCTGGTCGAATCGGGTTACCGTCATTATCCTTAAAACCAAGAATGTTCTTATGGACAAAATGTGTATCAGAAATAATCCAAATATCACGATTCATTATTAGTATCTACCCCTATCCTGACTACCATCTTATTATATCACAGTTCAGTTGGAATGTAAACCATTATTAATCGCGGATCAGTCCAGGGAACGCATCGGTCACAAGTTTCTTGGTCAGACCCTTGTACTTTCCATCAAGACTCTTGTCCTTCATCCATACGACGATCTGCGCCTCTTCAGGATGAAGCGACTCGAGCATCTGAATAAAGATAGTTTCAATCTTTACGTTTGCTTTTGGTCGTTGAGGTGTCTTGACGAAGTACTTAAATCGTTTTGATTGTTTTAAAAGTGTCGATCCAAAAGTATGTTCGGAGCCTGGAGTATACGGAGCATCTCCCTTCGGTAGGTTAAACTCGATGGAGTCATCGAACGCGCCCTGAAGTACGTCACGCAGTCCCCGATGATTGTAAGTCTGAAGCACTTCGATCTTTTCTTTACGACTCTTTGCCTCGTCTACTCGTTTTAGAATGTCATGCACACCCATGTTCTTAATCTTATTCACAGCCATTTTAATAGAAATCCTAAATATCCGAAATTAAATTTTTACAACGTTTTGAAATGAGATACTTGAGAACACGATTGTTTGGTGTGTCCTCCTGACTCTCATATGTATTTATGATTTTTTGATATAGTTCAGTTGGAATCTCTTCAAGGTCAATCAGTTTCTTGTTGCGCATATAATTGCGATACGTCGTCGCATCCATTACAGACTCAAGATTCTGAACATTGTCAGTCCAATAGTCAATCTTCTTACGAGTGACCGGTGACTGACGAGTGCCCTCGACAAAGACATCATCGCCCGAGAGAACATTCGGCACACCATCGCCAGAGTCTCCCTTGAGAATATGTTCGAAGAGATATGTGTTCGGATTCCTATCCGTAACAAATTTATTCTGCATCGGCGAATACTGTTTGACATTGTTATATTTCTGTAGTTGAACGAAGTCCTTATCTGCAGAGATAATCATTACTTTGTCATGTTTTCCAAACTCTTGCGTTTCAAGAGTAAGTGTGCCAATGATATCATCAGCCTCAGCACCATCAACTTTCACGACTCGATAGGGCATGTGTTCTTCGATCTCTTCACGTACAAGATTAATGATACGAAAGATCTCGTCCCAGTTGGATTTCTCGACCTCGTCCTTTGACCGACCTTCACGCCGTTTGAACTTATAGTTCGGAAAATATTCTCTCCGCCATGTCGACGAGTCACACGCAATGACCATCTTACCATACTCTTTACGAAATCTTTTATTGTAAGATCGCAGAGAGTTCAGAATAAAGTGTCGAATCAGATTCTCCTCGATCTCGATCTTCTGAACGACGACCGATGAGATTGCGATTCCGTTAAAGTCTACAATGATCATTCCCATCCACCGATGAGTAATAGAGCAAAAACTGCAACCAAGAAAACGATTGCTACTATTTCATATATCATTATCTAATACCTCGTACTCTGATCTGTTTATGTCTCAAACGCATCAACGACTTGTGGTGTGTCAAATAAATCCGTGATGCCGATGGGTGTGATGTCCATGTTCTTAAACATGTTCTCTCCATATTGATTAAGATCATACCCAGACGTATTGTCTCTCGCCATCTCAACAACCTCTTCGGTATTATGAGCTGCAAAAATATAAAGACCACCGTACTCCGACGATGGAAACGGCACCCAATATCGTACTGCATATAAATTCATCACTCGTCCACTCCCCTAAGTTCATCCTTCATTGCTTGACCGATGAGAAACTCAAGGTCTGCAAGGATTGCCTGTGCGGCATCTTCGGGCAAGTCCCAAAGCATTCTACCGATCGTTATATTGAGAGCAGAATTGACTTCAGCTCGATACTTGGTGGACTTGTTCGTGGTATAGTAAACGTCTTTTAGAGTATCATAAAACTTGTCACCGAGTTTTTTGTATGTATCCATCTTGATTTTGTTTGTCATAATATATTCCTCTTTTTCTTTACGCAACCAGTTTGTACGGCTTGGAGAATCGACCAACGTTGATCGCGATGTAATGACTCAGATCAAAGTAGTCGGTCATTGAGTCGCTGTGATCATAGAAGTCAGGACCGCGCATTGCGTCAGCGAGTTCATTGAGGAAGTCGCGAGCATCGCCAACATAGTTTTTGTCGATCCAGTAGTGATTAACTTGAATGTAATCGCGACTCACATTAAAGTCGATGACACCTTCAGAAATATTTACAACGAGCGTTGAATGGTTATCAACTGCAATCGTGCCTTTCATGCCGTACTTCTTGAGAACGCTCTTGATCGTAGGAGCGAGGGACTTCTTCATGTCTTGTGATACGTATGCCATCTTGTGTAACTCTCTTTTCTCAACTTTCGAGACTAGTATAACCCAACCAAGGCACGTTGTCAACGATTTATTTGATCATTTTGAGAATAAGTCTTGTGACTGAGAGGAATAAGTCTCGCGAAGATGATTGACGTGAGAGTTGCGCACGCGCGCAGAGATCCAAGTGTTGTAGTAGTCCTCTCGCAGAAGGACGTCTCGCACGAATTGCTCGCGCGTCTCGAGGTAGGTCATCTCTCCCTTTGTTCGACAGAGATAGAGGATAGTGCGCCGAAAGACGTGACGACCAAAGTGTTCGACGTCTTTTGAGAGTTCTTCGGATGATCCATAGTATTCTCGCCAGTCAGATTCGGCCTTGAATCGTTTCTTCTTCTTATTGACCTGACGAGTCTTGCGAAACGTGAAGTTCTTCTTGCCGATGTACGATCGACCGTTCGCCAGATTTTCAATAAGATACACGAACCCTTGATAAGGAAACGCCTTGTCCGTTACCTCAATCTCGGGTTCGTATACTTCACCATTGTATATCCAATATTCCATAGACGATATTTATATCGCCTACAGACCATCCTCTTCTTCGTCGTAGATAAAGTCTGCTGAGGCAGAGAAGTCGTCGATCAGTTCAACATCGTCGATCGACTCCTGACCACAGTGAGGGCAGAAGCGGATATCTGCGTCCGCCTCTTCAAACTCAACAGTGAATGACACACCGCAAGCAAAACACTTCGTCATGACATACCCTCCTTCATATACTTCTGGAGTTCAGTGAATCCGCCGACATACTCGCCTTCCATAAAGATCTGTGGAACAGTCTTCGCATTGGGAACTGCCTCGATCATCTGTTCACGAGTCCAGTCTCCCGACTGAATGTTCCGTTCTTCGTACTCGACTCCAGAGATCTCAAGCAGATGTTTTGTCATATGACAGTAGAAACATTCGTCTTTTGACCATACGATTGTACTCATATCTTATGCCTCGCAAGCAACGCAAGTGATGTCTCGGACAAGTTCCTGAGAAGGATTTGCCGAACGCTGGTAGTATAGTGTCTTCACACCTGTTGACCAAGCCTCGATGATCACAGCATTGACGTCCTTGATCGGCGCCTCTGGTGGAATCAACAGATTCAAAGACTGCGCCTGATCGATGTACTGCTGTCTCGCTGCGGCCTGCTGAACAATCATCATCGGTGTGATCTCGTCAAACGTCTTGAACACTGCCTTCTCTGTCTCACCAAGAAACTCAAGATGTTGAACAGAACCACCATTCTTGAGAATCGACAACCACGTCTCTTCATTGTTCTGGTCATACGATTCAAGAACACGAGCAAGATAAGGATTCTTGAATGTGAACTGGCCCTTGGCCAGATCCTTGGTGAAGTAGTTTGAACGCAGAGGTTCGATCGAAGGAGATACCTGACCGAGAATAAAACTCGATGATGTCGTTGGTGCGATTGCGCAACGCGTCAGATTTCGCACACCATATCCAATCAAACCATCGGGTTCACCGTACCGTTCTGCCATCTCTCGACTCGCCTTGAGCGACTCCTCGTCGATATGTTTAGAGATCTCTGTCGCAAGAGAGATCGCATTGAACGACTCGAACGGAATCATCTTGTACTGAAGATACGTATGCCAACCGAGTTGTCCGATACC